CAGATATTTGAAATGAAACTAAAGAGACCAGATAAATATGAACATCAGATTCTTGGTGGCTGGCTTTCAGCCGCAGAAGGAGCTATATTTAAGAACTGGAGAGTAGGAGATTATATACAAACAGAGGCTACTTGCTACTGTCAAGACTTTGGATTCTCAGTAGACTTAACAACACTTGTAAAAATATCAGTAGATAAAGCTTTAGGTAAATTATATGTAAAAGAAATCTATGGGAAGGCAGGATTATCCACGACTGAAATAGCCATGAAGAACAAAATGGAGTGTGGAGCTGATTTAATTATATGTGATTCTTCTGAACCTAGACTTATCAAAGAAATAAAACAGAAAGGAGACTTAAACATAAGACCTACAATAAAAAAGAAAGGTAGTATACTTTCTGGTATAGCACTTATGCAAGACTATGAGATTGTAGTAGATAGGAAGTCTCATGGTATTGTAAGAGAGCTAAACAATTATGTGTGGCAAGAAAAAAACACTAAGCCTAACATTGGTTACGAACATTACATTGATGCTATTAGATATGGACTTACATTCTTGATACAAGGTCAGAACTCTGGCAAGTATGTCATTAGGTAATCGTTAAACATAGTAGGTTCTTCTCTACTCTTAAACATAGTAGGTATTTTGTCATCGTTAAACATAGTAGGTCGTTAAACATAGTAGGTTTTCTGATTAACAAGTTTTCCTGTTGTTTTCTTTTGTCAAATATCTTTTGCTAATATTCCATTAGCCAAACCAAAAATATTTTGCTAGTCTCAATTATTTTTTGTATACACGCACACGCAATAATAATGACAGGTTAATTTGTTAAAGTTTTGTTAATAGTTTTTATTGTTAATTAAATGTTTATATATTTGAGTAAACAATAAATAAAACACTATGAAATCATTAAAAGAAATTACTGAAAACATTATTAAAAGTAGAAACAATAACCAAATACCTGAATTTAACGACATAAAGGATTTAATAGAGTGTGCTATTTGGTTAAAAGATGAAAACGAAACTGATAAAAATAGAAATTATAATTTTAATATAATAGAATTTTGATAATAATAAGGGGGGGGTAAAACCTCCCTTTAATAACTAAATAAAACACTATGACTGAGACATTAAACAAAACAAGATTTTTAATAGACTTTGGAGGATTTTATCATTCTATTCATTCCGATGAAATAGACCATAGGATTGAGAGTCTTGAAATAGATGAAGACAAAGTAAATTATAAAGAAACTTGCAATAATTATTGTATTGAGTTTATTAATTCAATAAATGATATGTTAGAATTAAACCTAAAGTTTATTAAAATTGATTCCCCTAAATTTTACAATTTCAGCACTGATAAAATTGAAGTTGAAATTAATGAGAATGACTTTAATAAATTAAAAGATACTTATTTAATTGACAAGGAAACTCAAAAATATATATGGTGGAACAAAGAATTTGTAGATTATGTAAATGAAAATAGTAAATCTTATGATGGTTTTATAAGTTTCTATAATGGATTTAATGAAGTTATAAAAGAAGATGAAATACTATTGCAATATATGTTCAATTACATATTAAAAGAATATGCTGATGAAATTGAGAATTATATATTTGAAATGGATTTTGAAATAATAGAAAATAATTAATAACTAAATAAAACAATATGAAAAAAACACAATTTAAACACAATTTAAGCAAAGCCAAAAGGCTAAAACAAAATGAAAGGAATGTATTAAATAACCTTTTTAAAGATTACTCACAAACATTAATTAATATAACTGATAAAAATAAATAATTATGATAGTAAAATTAGCAGTTCATTATGAACAAGAAAGAACAGATAAAAAAGATAACAACAATGGTTTGTTATATGGCATATATCATTATGATGTACCTAAAAAAGATTTAAATACAGATAATATGTTTAATAATGATATAATACAGGTTGAATGGTATAAAACAAAATTAGAAAGAAATAAACAATTAAAATTATAATTATGAATTACATTGAAAACGAAACATTTGCACATTTTAGAATGCAAGAAAAAGTTAAGGAAATTAGAAAAGCAATTAATATCTTAAAATCTTATGGCTATACTGTTGTAGATTTAGAGGGTAAAATAATTGATGAAAAAATTAAAATTGAAGATATAAAACTATGAAAACACCATATAAAGAAGTTATTGATTTTTACAATAATTCTACACCAACACAACATCAATATTTTTTACAATTAATATCTGATAACATAACATTATTTAACGCTGAAACAGGAACTTGTTATAAATTTGACGAGGAATATATAATAAGTTTTAATGGAACTCAGCATCAAATAAATATTAAATAAAAAAAATATGATTAAATGCAAAAAGTGTTCAAACTTAATTGAACAAAAAGCGAAGCAGTTATTTTGTTATTACTGCAAAGGATATAAAATGCCTTATGAAACTTATAAGTTTAATTCACTAATAAACCAAATAAACAAATAATTATGGAATATAATCAAACTTATAAATTTTATTCTATATCGAATCAATTTAATGTTGAAGCTTCAGACGAAGAAATAGTTGATATATTATTTAGTGATTTCCCGAAAGTCGGAGAGCAAATATTAGAATACTTAGATAAACAAAATCAATAATTATGAAAGTAAACAAAGTATATAAAACAGTGAGACCAATGCGAAAGTTTGGAAGACTATTAAAAGATTTATTGCTTCCTGATAAATCAACACATTTTTGGATAAGAGTACCCGAAATTGCTGAAAGCAAAGAAGACAAAGAAGAACAGATATTTAGAATAATTGAATTATTAAATAACAGAATAGATATAAAAATATAAATTATGACACAAGAATACAAAGAAGAATTAATCGACACTTATTATAATTGGTTCAATGATGAATGCTCATGCACTTATGATGAATTAAGGTGGCTAATTGAATCAGCATTAAATGGTAAAGAAAAAGAGAATATTATTGAAGCTTTAGAAACTACGTTTAAACATTATAATTAAATAATTATGACACATAAAGAAGACATTGAAAGACTGAGAACCATGCAAAGATTTTTAATTGATGATTTAAATAAATTAGAATATCATACAAATGAATTAATTGAAAATATTTATGCAAGTGGCAAACAAAAACAATTTAATAAAGACATTGAACAAATAGAAATATTTTTTAATTATTGGAAACAACACGCAAAAAATTTATAATTATGAGAAAAATAACATAAAAAACACTAAAAATAACATAAAAAACACTAAAAATGAGACAAATAACAAGAAAAATTGTAGAAAAATTCAATAAAAATGAGAATTTTAAGCTAAATAATACAAGAATTGAACATCAAACAATATTTACTAAACCTACGACAATAATGTATTTACATAACAACCTAATAGCTCAGAGACAAAACAATGAGTTAAGAATAACAAACTCAGGCTGGTTTTCTAATACTACAAAAGAAAGATTAAACGGCTTATTGGACTCAATAGGTTTTGACAAGATTTACCAAAAAAACTTTGAGTGGTTTTTGGCTGATAAAAAATGGAATGGTAAACCTGTTAAATTATTAAAGGATAACAGGTGGGAATATATTTAAACGCAGTAGGTCGTTAAACATAGTACATTTTACTCTTAAACATAGTACCCCCTTAAACATAGTACCTAAAAATATTTCTTATTTATAATAATTCTAAATAATAATATTTAATTTATTTTAGACATATATAATATAAAGTAAATACATACTATTAATTACAATAGTGTTTAATATATATATAATGACTATATAAAAACCTTATACAATAAGATTAATATATAATTTTAGCTATTTGCAAAGTTATATAAAAATTTATTTAATAACCAAATAAAAAAAAATATTAATTATTTTACAGAGGTAGACATAAAAAATATTAAATTTCTTTGTTAATTATTTGTTAATTAAATTAATTTGCTTATCTTTGGTGTATAATTAACAATAAATAATAATAAAATGACACACACAAACACACAAACAAACAGAAACACAAACACAAACACAATTTTATTTGTATTAACTAGCATTTTCTCTAGTAAATTATCAGACTTTAAATTTATGGACATTATTTTAAAAGTTTCCATAGCTTTTTTACTTTCTTTGTCTATTATTGGAATAATTGGTTTAATAGTTAATTTTATATTAAACCCTTCATTAATTGAAAACGCTAACTTTAATATTTAATACATAACATGAAAAAACTAATTGAAAAAATAATCTTAAGTAAAGTATTTGTTACTTTGTTTATTTACTCTTCAGCTTTAATAATATTAGCCTTTTTAATGCTGGGCGAATCACTGATAGAAACCATAATTTTTAACCTTTTAAATTAATACTATGAAATCAGAAAAATTTAATTTTATATGCAATGAATATCTTATCAGTCCTAATTTAGTTATCGAACAAATGATAAATACTTTTTTAGGTCAAAATAATGGCCCTTTAAAAATAGCTGATATTATAAGCAATGAAGATAAAACAAGGGAATTTATAGAAAATAACTTTTAACTAAAAACTAAACACATGAACACACAAACAGAAACACAGACAAAACAAGAAAAACAAATTGACGACTTAATCAAATTATTTGAGGATTATTTACCAGAAATAGACATTGATTATTTTTTAAATGGTTATGAGATAGGCGAAGACATTATTAATTCTGATGATTTATTAGAAATAATAGAGGATAACAACGGCTTTGACATTGACATAATTTATTATTCAAAAGCTATTAAATACCTAGCTGAGAATGATGCTAGCCTTTCTGAGTCTGTTGCAATAGCTTCTGAATATGGATATAGTACAGAAAACATAAACTCTGAATTATTAGCAAGCTTGCACGCGTCGCAAAAGGTAAGAGAAGATTTTCACGACATTACAAATGAGATAGATGATATACTAAGTAGATAGTATTTAAACCTTTTAAACATGCCACAAAGCCCCTTTAATTAGGGGTTTTTTTATGTCCTATACTTAATCTTTTAAGTAATGGACTTTTTTTATAACTCATTTGTAATTAAGTGGCTTATCTATCTGAGATATAACAAACAAAGATGATTTTACACCCTTTAAGACACTTTCTTTATATCAACTATATAAACATATCAATTAAACATTAAAGTCTCTTAAAACGCTTTATATTAAGTCATAAACTTTAACATAATATTAACAGAATATATTTGTATATTAACGTAAAATAAAGTATACTGGGCTAAATCACTCTCTTCTATGAATTCAAACCATTTTGAGTTAAGGGGTGGCCTTTTTCTTGCGGCTAGGTTTCATATAGGCACCCCAAAAAATTACAGACAAACTGATTTTATTAGCAAGTAGAAGTAGGTACACTGATGTAGAAGTATGCACCCCCTTAACATCTTTAAATAAATAGAAATATGCAGGTAAGGTTGAATAATGTTTGGGTGCTGTACAAAAGATGATTAAAAGAATAACATTGCAATCACTTAACTGACTTAGTGTGCCTGAACCAACTGCCTTACGCTTGTGACAGAAGTTTAGGAACTTGTTTAGTAGATTTCCAACTACATTAAGATAACTACAATATAGTGTTTTTGTTCAACCTATAAAAGTAATATGAGGTAATTTATATTTAATCTAAATAAAGGGATGGTACAAAATTATTATTTTTAGTTATCTTATTATATAAATAATTATATGGCAATAGTAGAATTAGAATTAAGGGTGCCACAAAAGTTAAAGGCTATTAAGCTTAGACAGTACCAACAATATTTGAAAGTACAAAAAGAAAATGAAGATGTAGAAGACAATGGAAACTTTCTTAACTCTAAATGTATTCAGATATTCTGTGGATTAACATTAAAGGAATCTTATAATCTTCCTGTCAAAATGTTTGATGGTGTATTAAAGCAAATAGGCAAATGCTTTGAAGAACCTACTCCACTAATAAAAGAATTTAGCATGACTGGTTCTAATGGTGTAGAGGTTAGCTTTGGTATGATACCTGCTTTAGACGAAATGACATTTGGTGAGTATGTAGATTTAGAAAGCTTTATATCTGATTGGAGTAATATGCATAAAGCAATGGCTGTACTATATAGACCTATAACATTTAATAAAAATGGAAAATATCTAATTGAAGATTACGATGGCTCAGATAAATACTGGGAGGTAATGAAAGATGCTCCTGTTAATGTTGCTTTAGGTGCAATGGTTTTTTTTTATCGTTTAGGGAAAAAATTATCGAAATATACGATGGACTATTTACAGCATCAGCAAACTCTTCAGGATTCCAAGCAGGACAAGGATTTGGAAAAAAGTGGGGATGGTATCAGTCAATTTACGCACTTGCTGGAGGAAAAGTATCAGGAGTTAATGAAGTTACAAAGATTCCATTACACCAGTGCTTAATATGGCTAGAGTTTGAAAAAGAGAAAAACGAATTAGAACAAAAGATGATTAAAAACGCTTATAATAAAAATAGATAATGACACAAGTATACGATGTACTAGACAAAATAAAAGACAAGCTAAGAGATAACCCTAGTGTATTCTCTGTTACTTTTGGAGACATAAGTGAAGTTGACCTAAACAAAACAACAATGTTTCCATTAAGCCACTTAACAATAACAAATGTAACGTTTGAAAGAAGTGTAGTTAATTTTACTATAGCATTATTATGTTTAGACATAGTAGATTATAATAAAGAAAAATATGATGGAGATTCTTTTTACGGAAACACTAACATACAAGACATTTACAATACTCAGCTACAAGTAGTGAATGATATTGTTCAGTCAGTTAGAAGGGGTAGCTTATTTGATAGTAAGATACAACTTATAGGAGAACCATCTGCTATTCCATTCCAAGATAGATACGAAAATGAATTAGCTGGATGGGGTGTTGAAATTAATGTAAGTATGATTAATGATATAAGCATCTGTTAATGAGTTACAATAACCT